CCTGTGCCTCTGCTTCGCACCTACCAAGAGGTTCGCAGAACCGCCTACCCGTCAATCGCTGACCAGCTTGATCTGCTCTATCACGGTGGCATGGACGCATGGAAGGCCGCAATCACCGCAGTTAAAGAAGAATATCCAAAATGAGCGACCACGACATAACCCACAGAGAAATCTACGACAGGTTGGTAACTGTTGAAAGCAAAGTGGATGCTATTGAATCTAATACCAACGACATGGTGGCAGCATTCGTAGCAGCTAAAGGAGCCTTCACAGTGTTGGAATGGATAGCAAAGATTGCAAAGCCTTTCTTGTTCCTTGCTGCTGTTGTTGCTGCTATAAGTGTGTTTATACAAGACTTTAAGAGCCACTAAATGATCGACCCCTTCACAGCATTAGCAGCAATTCAAACAGCCGTTAAGCTGGTGAAGACGGCTGCTAAGACGGTGCAGGATGTTGAATCTCTTGGCCCTGTATTAGGTAAGTTCTTCTCAGCTAAAGCTGACGCTGTTGCTGTCATTCAACAATCTAAGACAGGTAAGTTTAGTGGTAGTGCTATGGGCAAAGCCATTGAACTAGAACTTGCAATTGAACAAGCTAGAGCTTTTGAAGAAGAAGTTAAGATGTTGTTCTTTCAAAGTAATAAGATGGATGTATGGGCTAAGATATTGTCTCGTGCTGCTACCATAAATAAAGAGGCAGCACATGAAGCAAGACGGCAACGTGAAGCTGCTCAACGCCACAAGAAAGAAGTTGACGAACTCATAACCATTGTGTTGATGCTGCTTGTGTTTGTAGCAGTGCTTGGTGGTGTAGGTTGGGTTGTGTATGAAGCTGTGCAGCAGTGCAGCGGTAAATGTTAAAAAGGGTTAGTATGTTTCCTCTTGCAGCACTTATGGAAGTTGGTAGTAAACTCATTGACAAACTCATTCCAGACCCTGAAGCTAAAGCTAAGGCACAGATTGACTTAGCTAAGATGGCACAAGATGGTGAGTTGGCTAAGATGGCTAACGATACAGAACTTTATAAAACAGAACAAACAAATGTGAGTGGTCGTTGGGACGCTGACATGAATAGTGATAGTTGGTTGTCTAAGAACATTCGCCCAATGTCGTTAGTTGCTATATTCTTTGGATACTTTCTATTTGCCCTTATGAGTGCCTTTGGTTACGATGCTAAAGAAGGTTACGTACAACTTCTAGGTCAATGGGGTATGCTCATTATGTCTGCTTACTTTGGTGGTCGTACCCTAGAAAAGATTATTGAAATGAAAACTCCAAAATGAATTTATCAAAGAATTTTACTGTAGCAGAACTTTGTAAGTCAGAACTAGCTATTCGCCGATCTATTGATAATACACCTACTGAAACTATTATTAGTAACTTACAAGCACTTGTTGTTAATGTTTTACAACCTACTCGTGATAGCATTGGCCCAATTGTTATTAATAGCGGTTATCGCTCTCCTGCTGTCAACGTAGCTGTAGGTGGTAGTCCTACTAGCGATCATTGCCTAGGTATGGCAGCAGACATTGAAATTGCTGGTTACGATAATAAAATGTTAGCAAAGTTTATTGAACAAAACTTTAAGTTTACACAACTTATTTTAGAGTTTTACGAAGATGGACAACCTTCTAGTGGTTGGGTACATGTTAGTTTTGACCCTACAGATTTAAAATGCCAGTGCTTACGCGCTGTTAAACAAAACGGTAAAACTGTTTATTTAAAAGGAATTTAATATGCCACTATCTAAAGGTAAGTCTCAAAAAACTATTAGTAAGAACATTAAGAAGGAAATGGCACAAGGGGTTCCTCAAAAGCAAGCCATTGCTATTGCATTAAGTTCTGCTCGTAAACCACTACCTAAACGTGGTGCACGTACAGCTAAGAATAAAGCAAATAAAAAATGAAACTTGCTTACGTTGTTTGGGAAGATGCTACCGAACTTGACGTAACAGCTTGGACAGAACATGAAGAGGATTTTATATACATCCCTGTTTTGTGCAAACAAGTGGGCTTTGTTTTATATGACGGCCCAGAAGGTCTTGTAATTACTAACGGTGTCATTGTTGACAATTGTGTAGCAAGACGTAACCAAATACCACGAGGTATGATTAGGAGAATAGAATGGTTGACCGAACCAAGTTTTTAGATGGTAGTGGTAAACGAGTAATCTTAGGGTTGTTCAAAGAGTTTGCTCGTCCTGATGTTAAGTTTAAACCTGTGTACACATTAGCAGATGTAAAACAAACGTTTTTAGAATCTCGTGACCCCTCAGAGTATAGTGTTGCTATGACGCTACTAGGGGATTGGGAACACTGGCAAGAGGTGCGTAACCATCCCTTAATTAAACCACACGTAGAGAAGTGGCAAGATGAGTTGGAAGTTAAACTTCGTAGTGAAGCAATTGTACAAATGCGTAGCCATGCCAAACAACAAGGTGGAACAGCAGCAGCCAAGTGGCTTGCTGATAAGGGATACGCCCTAGAAGGCTCTAAAAGGCCCCTAGGACGCCCTAAAAAGGATGAGGTGGTGCTACCCCCTTTACCTACCCGTATCGCAGGTGATATGGCTCGTTTAGGCATCGTTGTTGGGGGTAAGAAATAATGCCGTATATGACCAACGGAAAACGTGATTATAAGAAACAATACGAAAAGTATGACGGCAAAGATTCTGTAAAGAAAGATAGAGCAGCTAGAAATGGCGCACGTAGAACCCTAACTAAAGAGGGTTTAGTTACCAAGGGTGACGGTAAGGATGTTGACCACAAGAAGCCACTAAGTAAAGGTGGTGGTAAATCTCGTAGTAATTTACGTGTTCAAAGTGCTACTAGTAATCGTAGCTTTCCTCGCACTAAATCTGGAAAGGTAAAGTAATGGCTAAAGACCCTCGACTAGAACGTGCTGGTGTATCTGGCTTTAACAAACCTAAACGCACACCTAGTCATTCTACCAAGTCTCATGTTGTTGTAGCCAAAGAAGGCGACCAAGTTAAAACTATTCGATTTGGTCAACAAGGTGTTAGTGGTGATAAAGAACCAACTGCACGACAAGCCTCCTTTAAAGCACGACATGCCAAGAACATTGCTAAGGGTAAGATGAGTGCTGCATATTGGGCCAACAAGGTTAAGTGGTAATGTCAGAAAAAGAACTAGTTAAGCAAGCAGCAGAAGCAGACCTACTAACATTCATTCGCCTCATTGCACCCCACCGTATGTTGGGTGCTGTGCATGAAGAGTTGTGTGCGTGGTGGGGTAGGCAAGATGCTAAGGATAACCAACTAGTTCTTCTCCCACGAGATCATCAAAAAAGTGCAATGATTGCCTACCGTGTTGCATGGTGGGTAACTAAGCATCCTGAAACAACTGTGCTGTACGTATCTGCTACAGCTAACTTAGCTGAGAAGCAACTTAAAGCAGTTAAAGACATTCTACTATCAGATATTTATCGTTTCTATTGGCCTGAGATGGTTAATGAGAATGAGGGTAAACGAGAGCGTTGGGCTGTTGACGAAATTAGTGTTGACCATCCTAAACGTAAACTTGAAGGTATTCGTGATGCAACAATTAAAGCATCTGGTATTACGGCAAACGTAACAGGATTGCATTGTAACGTAGCTGTACTAGATGATGTTGTAGTTCCTGACAACGCATATACACAAACAGGTAGAGATCAAGTTAGATCGTTCTACTCACAACTATCTTCTATTGAATCTACTGGTGCACAAGAATGGGCTGTAGGTACTCGCTACCATCCCGGAGATTTGTACAAAGATATGATGGAAATGATTGAGTTGTACATGGATGAAGATAACGAGACTGAAGTTGAAAACGAAGTGTACGAAGTGTTTGAACGTGTAGTTGAAAGTAATGGTGAGTTTCTTTGGCCTAAACAACGGCGTACTGATGGTAAGACGTTTGGCTTTGATGACCGTGAACTTGCTCGTAAAAAGGCTAAGTATTTAGATATTACTCAGTTTTACGCACAATATTACAATAATCCTAATGCTGTAGAAACACAGCTTATTGATCGTAGTAGGTTTAATTATTATGAACGAGATAAAATTGAGAATTTTAGTGGTGCTTGGTACTTTGGTGATAAGCTATTGCATGTCTACGCCGCTATGGACTTTGCTTACTCAGTTGGAGCACGTTCCGACTACACAGTTATTGCTGTTATTGGTGTAGACTCAGATAACAACTATTATGTTTTAGATATAGATAGGTTTAAAACAAATAAGATTTCTGTTATGTATGACAAAGCAGAAACAGTGTTTCGTAAATGGCGGTTTAAAAAGATGCGATGTGAAGTGGTTGCTGCACAGCGACTCATTGTTAGTCAGTTTAGAGATTACATGCGTAGTCAAAACATTGTATTTACTATTGACGAATACAACCCACCTAAGACAATGAGTAAGGCAGAACGTATTGCAGCTATTTTAGAACCACGATATAGCAACAATCAAGTCTGGCACTACAAAGGTGGTAACTGCCAGATTCTTGAGGAAGAACTTATGATGAATAACCCGGAGCATGATGACGTTAAAGACGCTGTAGCTGCTTGTGTTGAGATTTGTAAAGCCCCTATTAACCAACGTAGTTGGGGCAAACGTACTAATGTAATTGCATTTAATTCTAAGTTTGGAGGCGTGTCAATCTGACCGTAATATATGAACGATAATATTCAAGTAAGTTTCAATGATGATGAGTTGGCTGTTAAAATTGCTGACATGTGGGTACGGTGGGATACCGCCCGTGCATCATGGAAAGATGAGCAACAAGAGTTACGTAGTTACATTTTTGCAACAAACACACGTAAGACTAGTAACAACAAATTACCTTGGAAGAACTCTACAGTTACTCCAAAGCTGACGCAAATTAGAGACAATCTACATGCTAACTACATGGCTGCGTTGTTTCCATCCGACAATTGGTTCTTTTGGGAAGCAACTGATAAGGATAAGGATTTAACTAAAAAGCGTTATGCCATCAC